TCAATTCCTATTCCTACAATAGCAGTGTCAGCAGAATGAATCTTTACAGTCTTAGCAGGATCAATAATTACTACATTAATCCAGTTCTTGTTCTTATGAGTTCTTATTTTCTCTGTCTCATCATAAGGCTTGAAGTACTCCACTTTAAAAGTGGCATCCTCAGTTGATATAGGAATATTTCGATATTCCTGATAAAACAAATCCACTTGAGAAGGAGTCTTATTTTTATGACTTTCGTAAAGAGCCTTAACCTCTTCTGTTGACATAAAATCAGGCCAATTAGAGTTAAACTCATCATCACAAAGAGAAAGATGAACAGCGTGCCACTCAGGATCATCAAGAAGATTAACCAGCAAAGAGTCCTCATGAAGCACTGTGCCAACAAAGACTATCTTCCAATCCTTAGTTCCACGATCAATAGAGTTACAAACATCTGAAAACCACCACTCCTTAAGTTTCGCTCTTTGCTCCTCAGACTTTACACTTTCCTTATCTTCCAAATCATCAGCAATTATGAGATCAGGTCGATAACGCTCATAGAGTAGCCCACGAACCTGTTGACCAGCACCTCTTGGCATCACCATAACTCCATTAGCAGTTATCCACTGCTCCTTGGAAAAGGAATCACTTTTCATTGGGCCAAAGATGCGAGCAATATCAGTATTAGAGACCAGCTCACGTTTGAGGTTCTCACCTTGCATTACAGCACTAGTGGCAGTACAAGATATCGGAACTATAAACTTTTTCTCCTGAAACAAAATCTTCTTTGCAGGATATGAGATGGTGTCGATAGTAGTCTTGCCAAACCCACGAGGTGCAGCAATCACCACCTTCTGCTTAATGTTATCATCTAAGACCTTAAAAATCTCATCATGGAGAGAGGAGAATGGTCTAAAGAATCTCTCAGGAAAAAGCACCTTAGAAGCAACCTTAGTACTCCTATAGCAGGATTTGAGAATTTCTTTTATTTCCGGAGTTTTTTCCATTAGACCCTTTGATTAATAATTCATCATAGTTATTTTGATATTTTCTTATCCCAAGCACTTCTTGCAACTGTGTAACCAGTATAACCTATACCAAAAACAGCCCAAAGTTCATTAGGTACAGCAGCAAGCCAGGCCTTCATTCCTTCGGCAATAGCAACAGCAAGCTCAGGTCTAAAGGCACTTATGATACCCATAGGAATTGAAGCAAGAATCATAGTATACATGACATAGAGAAAAGAAGGTCTTGCGCGAGAAGTCCAAGGATCAATACTTTTAGCCTCAGCAAGAATAGCACTCATCTGCTGAGAAGCTTCAGAAAGCTTGCCTTCTTGGGCAAGTTTCTGGAGCTCAATAGCAGCCTTGGCTTTCTCAGTAGGATCAGGAATAAGCTTATCAATTAACTTTCCACCTACATCAAGAATTGCAGTTAAGGGATCAAAAGACATTTTATTCTCCTAATGAATAGTGATTTCCATCTGGATGTTTAAATCTTCCTCCCCAGGTACCACCAAGACTCTCCCAATACTCTCCAAGAGGTTGATGTGCATCTGTGGTTTGAAGATACACTCCATCTTCATTGAAAAGATTTAAGTCAATTGCAAGACGCTTGCCATGAAAAGAGCCTTCTTTATGTCCTGAGATAGCAAAAAGGTCACCACCAGTAAGTTCAAAACCCAGGGAGTAAGCAAATATGATAAGCTTTCCTAGCATTAACATAAATTTAGACTGTTGTTTTCTTAAGCTCATATTACTTCTTTATCTCTCTAATAAGTTCTTTTACTTCTGATGTTAAAGAGTTATTACTCTTACTTTGTTGCTCAACAATAGTAGTTAATTTCATAATTTGAAGAGTATTTAAATGTGTCTGTTTTCTTGACTCTTCAAATGGAAGGCAGATAATTCCACAGATAACAACAACAACTGCGACTATTATAGAAGTAAATTTCCAAACTCCACTTCTATCCACTTTTTTATCAAGCCTTTCAAAAATCTCATCTCTACACTCAGTTTCACATTTAGCCATAATCAATTTCCTTTATATAGCTCATCAGGATTAGAATAATCAACAGTTTTATTCACCTGCAGCTCATTATAAAAGTCAATAATATGAGCAAGTTCATGACCAAGAGTAAAATAGTTTGGCTCTTGAGTTACAAAGTCTATCTCGGTGGAAAGACAGAAAATGTGCCAACGCCCCTTAACCTTTATAGGCAAGGCAAGTCCAGCTGTTCCTACATAATCAATCTTCTTGCCAAATAACTCAGATGCCTTAGCTTCAATTATTTCTTCACTTCCACAAAGATGAACTGTTAAGTCAAGCTCTATAGCATCATAGAATTCTGAAGGCTTGAATTTACTACTCCACCAGGCATTAACAGCTCTTGTCATTTCAGCATAAAGGTTTGGCTTGAGCAGATCAAAGAGTCCCATACTATAATCCTTTATCCTAATATAGGAAGACGTTTTATTTGCTGATTAGAAAGAATTCCCTGAAAAGCAAAGATATCTTTCAACATAAAAGCTCCTTGTATTGTATATCCAGGATATATTACATTTCCAGTAGTTGTTATAGCTCCATCAAAAGTCCCGGCACTTCCCCAAGAAACTGCAGATTCCACAGCCTGAATTCCCAAACTCATTTCAGATCCACTTCCCTTTATTTCAAACCTGTACCAAGTATTAGCAACATAAGCAGTAGTATTAGTTGCAAGATTAGTTCCATCAGTTATAGTTAAAACTCCACTTGCATCATGATAAAAGAATCCACTAGTTGCAAAGGCCAGAAGATGAGCTATTGAAGTTACCTGGGTTTTAGCGTAATTAAATCTTATAAGACCTACAATAGTAAACTCATCAGCAAGAGATGCAATAAGTTTAGTTGGATTTGCAAAAGTTAATTTTGCTGCCTCACTGAGCCTTACCGTTCCGTGTTCCATGACGCTTACATCGTCGATGGTTCCGGCGAAATCAGCGGTGCAATACACTCCAAAAGCAATACCAGTTGCAATCCGGTAATAATAATATGTTCCGTCTGCCTGCATTAAAGAAGATAGAATAAGCCCGTTATTATAAAAGTAAAAAGACCCAGCAGCCCTTGTCGCAACATTACTAAATCTATAAACCTTTCCTGCTGTTAAAATACTTTGTTGAATAGTACTTGCCGTTCCCGCAGTATGCTGCGCCTTCCCGGTCAAGCTGCCTGCCGTGGCTTGAGGTGCCCATCCGGTTCCGGCTATCCAGTTGATGAAGGTGACTGGATACACCTTATCCCCTGCGTCAAGTATCCCCGCGCCTCCGGTTGCCGTAGCGTTGAAGTACGTTCCCACGTTTGAATCAGGGGCACCAACTGTCGTAAAGTCCGTGTCTGTGTGAGCTGAAATCTTGTAGCAGTTGCCAACTGTGAGAACGCCTGTTGCGAGTTCTCCAACATTATCCACAACCGCCGCAAAACTTCCATTTTGAACCAGCTCTGCCCCAATCGCAGCGGCCCCGGCGAAGTATGACGAGGGGATGGAGCCGGTGGTGAGCTTGGCGTTGGCGATTACGTTACTACCTTGAGCCACATCCTCGGCGGTTGCTAAACCATCTTCGTTAAAAGCTGGTCCATATTGCCAGTAAACAGTCGTATTTGCTCCGTTATCTGTTGCCTTTGCAAAGACTTCGTAAAAAAGACCTCTATCAATAATAGTCCCTACGATATTTGCTGCGTTATTTGTTGCATTTGCCGTGATCGTACCAAGGATTGGATTTATGCAAAAAATAGCCGTTTTTGTAGCAACACCAGCAAAAGCAACGGCAATAGCAGGATAGGCATTTACAGAAGTTACTTTTGGAACCATCACAGAAGCTATAAAAGGAGTGGTAGAATCCGAAACCGATTTGCTAATTGTTTTTTGTAACCATCCAACGGCACCGCTCGCATCCACCATCGTCCAAGCAGACAATGTACCATCAGGCCCAATAGCGTCCGGTGTTGCAGGGCCAGTTACATTCGATAGCGTCCACCCCGCCGCAGCGGTGAACGTATTGGGAGCAAAGAGTAGCTGCGTTCCTATGTTTTCAAGTAATAAAGCAGGTTCTAATCTAGAACCTTTTAAAACATGACTTATTCTATAATCATCTGCTGCACTAACAGTTTGAAGAGTTCCATTCTGATCTATATAAGTTCTCACAGTATCTACAGATGCCATAACTCCATCTGTAGCTCCTCCAATAGCTCTTGATGCTTTAAGATTTGAAACCATAGGATAATGATAATCTACCTGTGCTTCTATTCTTCTATGAGCAAGCATAATAAACTCCTACCAAGCTGAGATAACATTAGAAGTAGCTATTTGAATAAACACTCCCCAAAGCCAGGCATCTTCTGTCATATTATCAGTGCCACTAACATTTCTAGAAATTTTAAAGCTTATCAGATCCCCTAGCGCAGGAGTTCCTCCACAAGTGATTACAGGAGTAGCATCTGATATATGAAGATCAGCATTCTTTCCAGCAAGAACTATATCACTTATAACTCTAGCCGTACCAAGTGCTGCATCAATAGCATCATCATTAGAAAGAGCTCCAGCCTGGATTTCCCACTCAACTGTATCTCCAGCTGTACATGCAGCATCTCCAGGAGACCAGTAGAATTTAGATTTAAAAGTTCCTCTATCCCATCTCTCATCCATAACAAGAGAGAATTCTACAAACTCTTCTGAAGCTCCATCAAAAGCAAAATAATCTTTGTTTATATCTTGAGTTGCAAACTCATATGTCCCAAGCTGGGCACCTGCAGTAGCATTAGGGATCATAGCTCCAGCTGGAATCCAGATATTAGTATATTTAAGTCCTCCAAGAATCTGGTCAATCCCATAAAGATGTGCAGTTAGGTTGTCAATACTAGAAGCTTCGGCGGGAGTTGTAGCAGGAGTTGAGTAAGAAGGATTAAAGTCAATATCTAACTTATCACCATCAATCTCATCAGCTCCACTAGTAATATGCCTAGAATCATGGTCTTCAAGATCAGTAGCATAGGCCCTACTTTCCATGGGAGATTGTGTAAACATAGAACCTCCTTTTAATTACTAGCATAAAATGGAGTAACTTGCAACACTCCATTAGAGCCATTAGTCTCATTTATATAACGAAGTGATCTGATATTTTTAGGATTTGAAACCCAGATAGAGCTATTAGGTGTAAGAACATGACCTACTTCAGCACTTCCAGTTTGAACTGCTGCAGTAGAGAAAGCAATCCTAACAGAGTTTGATTCACAAGTAATAAGCACTGCTTGAACAACCCTCTGGCCTCCTCTACTTGTTGGTGCAGTTCCTAACATTGTAAGTCCACCATCATCTACCAAAGCATTTGAGGTGTCATCTGCTGCAACCCTAAAGGTATCTCCAGCCTCTCCCATTATAGACTCTATTAATTGTGTCACCTTAATTTCCTCCTATGATTAATTA